ATTTAAAATCTATTAAACTATAATTAAAACAAATAATCTATGAAATTCTTATCACAACCTGACAATCGTTGCAAATTAAAAATTGACACATACAATGAACCTATATTAAGATTAAATTCAGATTATCCATTTAGTGTAACATTTAATTGCAAAAAAAAACAAATAAAAGTACAATTGGATAATGAAGACGATGTGCTTAAACTTGCTGAAATATTTTCAAATATGTTAACTAATAATAATATTCCAAATACTATTACTGAAATTAACCAAAATAAATAATAGTGGGTAAACATAATGGCTATAGGAACAGACGTAAGTTCGAGATAGAAGAGGCTCGTAACGCTGATGGTACCTATCAAGCTATTAAGTTGTTTGCTAAGAACACTAAGATTTTAGTAATTCAGATGCCTACAGCATTATTGGATGGCTTTATGTGGTTAGAATATGAAAGAGATGGTCAACCCTCTGGTATTGCTGATACTAAAGTAGAGTTCTTTGCTATTAACTTTGATTTAAGAGATAGAATATACTTTATGAGGTCAGAAATGCTAAGAAAAAAGGCTCGTAGATACTTTAGAGTAAACAATACTAAGGTTGAAAATAACGTTAAATATGTGCAGGTTCCAGTAGAAGAAATGATTAGATGGGCTTAATATATAATAAATATATTGTAATTTTGATTTATGGCAACATACAAAACGGCTTCTGACTTAACAAAAATGATGTTAGATTATTTACGTGAGAAAGGAAATGAGGTATGGCGTAATAATAATCTAGCTGTAAAAGGTAGAGCATTTATAGGTAAGAAGGGCGTACCAGACATCATTGGTTACAGTAAGAAGTATGGTCACTTTATGGCTTGTGAGATTAAGGCTATCGGTGATAAGGCATCACCAGAGCAGATGTCTTTCTTAATCAATCTAGCTATGTGCGGAGGTACAGCAATGTTATGCCAACAGTTAAGAGATGAACAAATTATAGTAAAAATATTTAATCAAGATGGCGAAAGTAAAGACTGGGAGTTCGCAGAAGGTGAACTTCGGCAGCCGCAAAAGAGGTAGTGCTAAAAAATCTTATAACAAACACAGCTCAAAGCCTAAACAATATAG